TCTTGATGTGGATAATGTCCGGGCCCTGCCTTAATGCCAGATAATCACTTAAAACCACTCTTCCCATTCGTAGATTTCCTTTCTGAGGGCTCTTGCGTAGCCATATTCCTGGTTGCATCCCCTTGAATCCTTCCATCCCGGCATCATCATGATCCCATCGCACATCTGAAGCAGGTCAAAACAGATTTTCATTATCTCTTCATATGAAGCTGACTTCGGAAGGATGTGTTCCAGTTTGGTGGGGTTGATAACTTCCAGTTCTCCATTCCTGTTTCCGCTCCACTCCCTTCTGAGTCTGCTCTCACAATGAGCAAAGCGGTCTCTGTAATCCTCTGTGCCCGTAATGGGGCCGCTTAGATAAACTTTCATATTTTCTCCTTATCTGCTGAAGTAATGGGCTTTATACTGGAAAAGCGGTTCTTTTCCGTTTCGATACCCGTATTTATTGAAGTAAAGAGCACCTTGTGAGAAGTCCGCCCCTTCGAGGACAAGTGCCATTGCTTCATGACATTCCTCAGAAACATTCGGCCTCATTCCTTCTGTATAGAACTGACCTTCTGCGAAGATGACTTCTTTAATGCTGTCTCCGAATCCCGGAGCCTCTACCCTGTTGAGAACCACATTCATGACCATCACCATCCCCCTGGTCCCTTCGCTCTCGGCTTCTGCAAAGGCAATCTGCTCAAGCAGGTCACATTCCTCTGCGGTAAGGTTTCTATAGAAGGGTTCGGGCTCTTTCTCTATGTAAACCGTCTCGGTTATGATCTCAGGCTCTTTTTCGATGTATACGTACTGGATCTGCGGCTCAGGTGCCTGCTCAGGTGGCTGTGTTGTCATTGAGTAGTTATGGCTTGTGTATGATCCGTAAGCAGCAATCCCGACCGCTATTCCGACTAACAAGGTAAACAGGATGTTAATGACATTCTTCATTGCCTCTTCCTTTCAGAAAATCCGTAAACTGTTCTTCCGGTACTCTTATAAGCCTCCCCATTCGGATGATCTCACCGCCCTTGGCCTTGTATTTTTTAAGGAGCTCATATGTCATCGTCTTGCCAATCTTAAAGGTGGTTTGAATATCCAAAGGGCTTAACCAGCTACTCATTGATCAGATCCTCTACCTTGATGCCGAGGACCTTTGTGATTTTAACGAGGTCATCTGCTCTGAGTTTTGCGCCCTCGTTGATTACTCTCTGAAGCCTTCTTCCAACTCCGGACTTCTCAGCAACAGCTGATATGTTGTAGCCATGCTCTTTGAGGTAAGTCTTCAAGTTCTGTTCAAGCATCGTTTTCTCTCCTTTCGTTTTCAGATTGCTTATCGGATTTTCGATATTTTATGATATGCGTTATCGGTTTTCCGATTACGGGTATAATATATTCCGTTTTCCGATTGCTGTCAACCGTTTTTTGGATATTTTTTTATTTTTATCAGTTTTCAAATAAAAATTGCTGTTTTATAATAATTTTGAAAGGAGGGATTGAATATGACGGAAAGAGAAAGATTCGCCAATAGACTCATAGGCTATCGGAAAGCGATAGAGATGTCACAAGCTGACCTATCGAAGAAGGTAGGAAAAGCGCAGTCTGTTATTTCCGCATGGGAAAAAGGACAATCCAGCCCGGATGTAGATATGTTAAATTCGCTTGCAAAAGCCCTTGATATATCTATCCCTGAGCTGTGCGGTGTAACTGATGCTAATTCAAGTGATCAGGAATTGCTGGATGCTTTCCATGCAACAGATCCAGTGACACAAAAGAACATACGCCTGCTGCTCGGGCTCGGAGGTAATAACAATGTGGATAAATAAGAACGGGTACGCTCAGGAGCGCATAAAGGATCCTGATACCGGACTTGATAAGATTATCTCCGTCAAGGTAAAAGGCTCCTCTGAGAAGGCAAGGATCGAGGCCTTCAGAAAGCTCCAGGATAAGATAAACCATATTTCTGACAAAAAGGTGCTCTTGTCCGATGCTATACAGATCTATATCAAGGAGAATGAGCGGAGCCTTAAACCGTCCTCTCTGAGAAAGTGTCGCATTGAATTAAACAGCTTCCTGAAGGTCGTAGGAGATTCTTATATCAATGCTCTGTCTGCCGGTTATATCCGTGCTAAATTGCTCGACAGTGGCAAAGAGAACAGAACCCTTAACGGATATCTTAAGATATTCAAAACATTCTGGCTGTGGGCTTATAGAAATGATATTGCGGAATCAAGAGAAGTCTTTGACAAGCTCACTCCGTTCCAGGATACCCCGAAGAGGGCAAGGATCCAGGATAAATATCTTGAACCTTGGGAGCTTACGAAGCTGATCGAGGGGATGGACGTTGAAAGATGGATTCTTATGACGGAGCTCCTCGCCACCAGCGGCCTCAGAATCGGTGAGGTGATCGCTCTCGATAATTGCGATGTGTGGGGCAGTGTCATTCATGTAAATAAGACCTACGATGCAAATAACAAGATTTTGACCGAACCCAAAACCTTATCCTCTAAGAGAGATGTGTATATTCAGGAGGAGCTGGGAGAGATAATCGACAAGATCCGGGAATATGTCAAAAGACAGAATGAGATTTTCGGAGTCGAAACAGATATCTTCTTCCCTGATCCGGAAGGTGGGCGGCTCAAATATTATTCTTATAGCACATATCTGAGAGAAGTCTCTGAACGGATCCTGGGACGAAGGATCACGCCTCACACCTTAAGGCACACTCATTGTTCAATGCTTGCTGCTAAGGGAATGAACCTTGAAGCGATATCTGCAAGGCTCGGTCATGATGATTCGAGGATCACGAAGGAAATATACTTCCATAGACTCGAAGAAATGAAAGAAAAAGAGAACAGGCAGCTTGACGGGATCAAATTACTCCGGAAAGCGTAGTTGCACCGGTGCAACTTTACAAAAAAGAGGGGCTTTTCAGCTCCTCTTTTTCTATTTGCTTAACCTTTTGCTTAAGTGGACCTTTGCAATCCGCATGGTTAAGGCTTTATGAGTGAGACACGAGGTCACTTTTTTGAGTTCGCATGAGTTCGTATGAGTTCGCAGAGTGCGTAAAATCAGCACTCGGCAAATTATAGCACGAATCTATGCAGAATGTCTTGCATAAGTTTTTGCTAAAGTAAATAAAAAATACCCCCACTCCGAAGAGTGAGGGTTTGAGGGGAGAAAATGTATCGCAAAGGCTATTCACCCAAACGATCGTCTGTGTGTGCGGAGTCGGCAAGTCCCTCACCTATAATGTAAGCAATGGCCGTTGCTCCTGCCATGATAAGAGCTGAGATTTGCTCTGCTCTTCCTGCGTCACCCGTCAGATAGACAATGAGCATTGTCACAAAGGTCGTGATCGCAACCCAAAACTTCCTCGATGTGAGTTTTCTTTTCCAATCAATTCTCATGTTCTTCACTCCTTTCCATTGGCAATTCCATAATCTGATTCTTGAGGGCGGTTGCGATATCGTTACCGCCCAAGTTATGATAAGCCCTATACATCTCGGAAATATTTGTCTTGTCTTCTATGGGACAGTACCCCATTGATGTATAGGTTCTGTGTGCGACTACAATCTCATTCCGGAGCAGGGCGCAGAGTCCATTCTTAAACTCTTCGATGTCTTCGGGGTTGAACTTCTTCTGCTTTCTCCCGATCAGGAACTGAATGAATGTCCAAAGTCCGTTTGACCCAACGACCGCAACGATTAGTGTGACTATGATTTCAGTTTTCATCCTATCTTCAACTCCTGCCCCACATGAATGATATTCTTATTCTTGATATTGTTCAGCTTGACCAGGCCATCAACAGTCGTGCCGTATCTTTTCGCAATCTTCGAAAGTGTGTCGCCCTTTACCACGATATAAGTCTTTCCCGTTTCTTTCCTCTGGGAGACAATCTCATCCACCCTTTTCTGTACGGCTGAATAGTCATATCCGGCAAGCGTGAGTTTTGCTCTTCTGACAATTCCATTTCCCCAAAGCCCCGCAAGCACCTCAATCGCAAGTTGGTCAACTGACTTTCCCGATATATTAACTATAACGGGAACTTCAAGCAGTTGTGGTGTATCAACCCACTCGATGTTGATTTGATCCTGGTCAACCACACGTCCGGCAATCTTTGCGGGTCTTAAACAGTTTATGCTCCCTCCGAACTGCCATATTTCAATCGGTGCGATGCTCTTGAGCGTAGGTGGCTTTGCTGAATATCTCGCCACCCAATGAGGGAACTGCACAAGTTCTGCATCGTTGAACCTTGAATTGAAATGAGATTCGGAGGTGTACACTCCGCAAGCATAGCCGTTGTTTATCATCGTCTGGCAGAATGTGCGGATGATATCGGTCAAGTGAGTATATCCTTGATTGAGCATACTTCCCTCAACATCGTAGTACACATGCACGATATCTTTGCCTTGCAGATACTGAATGAAGTATGATGCTTCACGAATCGCATCTTCCTGTGAAAATGCTCTGCCAAAGTAGTACGCACCAATCTTGAATCCGCAAGCCTTTGCCTGTTGGTAGAAGTTCTCAAACTGTGAATCCTTGTACGGGTTCTTTGCATCTGCACCACCAGCCTTGATGATTACATAATCAAATCCCTCATTCTTTGCCGATATCAGATTGAATCCCTTTTGCCATGCTGATACATCAATTCCAAGTTTCATTTATTTTCTCCCCCTAACTCAAAAGCATTTCCAAGTCATCGCCATTAATCAACATCGAATACTTGCACTCAAGAACATCCCCCGTACTTGCTGAAATATGGTTCTCCCCAACAAGTGCTTTCACGGTCTGAGGGGTGAGGGATAATGTAGTAGGGGTGGCAAGGGTGTAAGTGACGGTCACGTTGTGGCTCTGTAACCAAGTTTTCCATTGTGCAACTGTGGTTATTCCCTCACTACTCAAAAGAGCAAAGCGGAAAATGTTGTTGCTATACTTGATATATCCCGTCTTTGTTCCACGGTCGCCTATACTTATGCTTTCAAAGGTATCGCATATTGCAGATGATGTATTCCTTGCTTGATATATCGTTATTTGAAACTGATACCAATTAGAACCCGATGTTGTAGACCAATTCTCTGAACCGTCAAAAGTGACTGTTGCGGTATCAATCGTCAACTCCCCTGTCAGCACATCTAAAGTTCCCCCGTAGACGGTCTGATTAAAAGGGGTGGTGTAGGTTTCCTGCGTGGTATCGGTGGAATCCTTAACAGATATAACCTATTACGTAT